GATATTTCATATAAGTAGGAAGGAAATTATGTCCTTTAAATAAACAAATTATACTTCCTAAAAATAGTTTTATTTTTTTCATATTTTTATTATTGTTTAGTTGATAATTTATTAATTACATTTTCTCGTAATATTATAAAATCTTCCATATTATAAGTTAGTGGGTAAATAAAAAGAAACGTCGGACAACGTTTCTAGTCAAGGTTATTACCTTGTTTATCCGGCACTAAATAATAACCACCTTTGTTTACGAACAAAATCTACCACATATTAAATTAATTGTCAAAAGTTTTTTTCGAAAAAAGACCACATAAGCAGTCTTTCCTCTTAAACTAACCGTTTTTATTTTGATTTTAATATACCATCAACCTGTTTCATTGTTATATCCTCTCTTTCACATCCCCATAGCTTTGTAGATGCTCTTAACATTGAAGTATTTAATGAAAGGTCTAGACCATCAAATAGAGCGTCTGTGAACGGTTTTATTCTATTTGTGAGTAGTAACTCATCATCTTGTGTTAAAGCATCAGAAAACCATTCCTTGTCCAAATTTAGCATATCCTCATCTAACAACTCTTGGATAATATCCAAACATACAGGTTCACACTTTTTATCTCTACTTGCATTTAGTGGTTCTTTATCTTTTGGAAGTAAAACTTTCATATTTTTTAACTTAGATAGAGCATCGTTAAATATCTCCATTCTAAGTCTTTTAATTTTATCTGATTGAAAATCAATATTCTTAACAATTTCTTCAAGTATAAGTCTGGTTCTTTTTTCTATATAAGACTGATCCCATACCTTAACATTATTTTCCCACATTGAAACAAGTGTATTGTTTATAATGCTTGGTACTTGTTTGTTAACATTTTTTTTAGTTCTTTCAATAAATGTTTCTGCTTTAGTTTTAGCCATTGTAAATTATGTTATGAATTTAATCTGTTAGCGTTTATTTTTAATGTTTTACCGTTTGGTCTTTTAACAGTTACGATTGTTTCTATTTTTACTTCTTCTAGGTTTACAAGGTCACCTCCGTTAGCTGTTCCTCCTAAATTAGTCGACATTGTATATCCATCACGACTTTTAGCTGTTCTTTGAACTTGGCCATGTACTTTAACCATTCTTTTTTCAACAGTGTCTACAATCTCAACAGTTTCGAAGTTATTAATATGAGCAAAGTCTAATAATGGTATTTTTACCTCCTTTTCTTTGCCATCATCATATAATACTATTAATTTATAGATTGGGTTATCATACATTCTAGAATTTTCATCATATTCGTTCTTTAAGAACTTCCAATCTATGATAAGACCAAGTGGAGAATCAGAGTCTTTCTGATACATCTTTAAATGAGCAGTTTTATTCTCATTGTTAATATTTTCTACTTCTTCCCAATCTCCAATTTTAATATCCCTTTCTACTTCTTGTTTTTTACTATTTAATAGATTTTGAAGTTCAGTTTCAGTAAGTTGATAAACTTTTTCTTCTACCTTTTCTTCTACCTTTGGTTCAACTGGTGTTTTAGTATTTTCAGTCATAATATTTTATAATTAAATAATTAAAGTTTTATTTTTTAGGTGGAAAGAAACTATCATAGCTTTCTTTACCCTCATCTGTTTCAGTCCAACTCTTTTTTGACTTTATCTCTTCATTAGTAGATATTGGTACAAATTGATTAATAGGATTGATATTAGGTGCAGATTCTTTAACAAGGGTATAAGCATTCTTATATCGTTTAAGTATTTCATCCTTTGTATTTACTTCACCAGCGAATAATTTTGCAGTCTTTTTAATATTATCTTTTAAATCTGAATCATTACCGGCCATTGCATTAATTATCTCTTCTTCATAGCTGTTAATACTTGCTTGTTTATTACTATCAACAGTTTCTTTTAATTCAGCAAGTTCATTAATTAACATTTTTTCTTTCTCTGAATATTCAGAAAGCATTTCATCTCTTTCTTGTTTTGAAATTTTTCTTAACTTAGAAAAGTTTAAATCTTTATTCTCAAACTTTGAGATTTCATCATTTCTTTCCTTTACTTCTTTTTCTAACTCTTCTATCTTTTTATTTTCTTCAGTTAGTTTATCATTAGATGCTTTCAAAGCTGTTATTTCTTCAGGGGATAATTCAAATTCGATATCATTACCCTCCTCGTCTTTATAAATAGTCATAATTTTTTATGTTAAAGAATATTATATTTATTAAAATCTGTTTCTTTTTTAGGAACTTTTTTAGAAAACTCTTTGATTTTATTGTATAGAATTTCTATACCAACTCTCCTCTCCTTTTCTAATTCAGCCTCTGTTATTGTAACTGGGAAATTTTTAGACACATATAATTGTCTTTTCTCACTCTCTGCTATAACCATATCTATTACCTTATCAAAAGTGCCATTTTGTAATATCAAAAGACACTCCGTATATATCACAAGGAGTTCTTCTTTGGTAAACTTTTGTTCTTCAATATAAAAAATAGACCTTTCATCTTGGCAATATTTCTCAAACAAATATTTTATAAAATTCTTTATCATAGATAACGCACTATTAGTCGATAAACCAATAGTATCACAACTATTTGTTGAATGTCAAATTATGCACCACTCATTGTATTAACCGTTGGACCTGGCATAGCTGATCCACCTGTTAATTGTGCGGCAAGTTTTCCATCTGGCATTGGTACTTTAGGTTGTCCTCCTGGCATATTAGGTGCTTGAGGTTGTCCTTGAGGTTGTCCAGGTTGTGGCATTTGTTGTTGTGCTTTAGCCCAGAACTTATCAGGATTTTCTCCGGCATTTGTTGCCCATCTTGATGCAAGATAATCTAAATTAGGAAGTTTACCAAGAGGTGCAAAGATTGCTAATGCTTTCTGTACACTTTCTTCAAATTGTGCCTGTCTTAAAGAATTAGTATCTTTAGGAGTCGGAGTAATTTCTAAATTCCAATTATATTCTATGTTTTGTAACATCTTAGGATTAATATAGTTTTTACGTATATTTTTACCCTTTAATTTCTTTAGAATTTGTTCTTCTGCAAAAACTTGATCATCTTGTGGTAATTCTTCTGTAAAATTAATAATACGTTGACCTTTCTCTCCATCTTCAAAGTCAGTATCAACAGTAATGGTTCTAAATAAATCTCCCTTAACACCTTCTATTCCCTTACTAACAGGTTCTGTCCAGTTCTTTAATATATTATATAATCGTAGTTTACAAAGTTGTTTTTCAAGACTAATAACACCTGCAATTGCCAATCCCATCTTCATCATTGATTGTTGTTTCAATTCAATAATTTCTCTAGCAGTTTGTCTTTCTTTATTTGCCATCCCCTCCATAATAGGTGCTACAGATTTCTCATCAATTATTTGTTTGATAAAACCAAGAGAATTGAACTCCGGTCCACTAACACCTAAGTTTGTTCCTATTTGGGTAAGTTTTTCAGGATTAATGTCATCCTCAATATTACCTGCCCACAAGACTCTTTTTGATAACGTTTGCCCTGTATTGTTCGCCATTGGGGGATAATAAGACTTTCGTGTTTTGACAACCAACGCTTTAAGCATCTCGTCGAATAAAGCCTGATCAACTTTCGTTTTAGACGGTATAGATTTTCCATAAGCAAAGTTTGTTATAGGTTCAATTCTACCCATAGCAATTGGGTAAAGATTGGTGTTATTGATACCAGATAATGGATATGTTCCGTCTGTTCTTACTGGAAACATCATTACTCCATTAAGTAATATCATAAAATCATTGGTCCACCTGTTCATATATCTAACTTCTTCCACCATATTCTTTTTAAAACTCTCAAGTGTCCAGTTATTATACTCAACATTATCCACTTTCTCATTACTGTTTAATTTTTCAAGTTTTGTTGGAACGTTTTCAAATCTTTTCCATTTACCATATATAGATTTAGCTTCAGAAGCAGAAATAAGTCTTCTTAGAACAATAAATGGTTGTTTTTGTATATCTGATTCACGAATATTACCCAAATAAACATTTAATCCGGTAATTAATATCGAAGAACATTCTTTATATATCTTATCTATTTTTTTCTTCCATTTTATACCCCATACATCATCAAGACCAAAACTCTCCACATCTTTTCCGGGAATTTGAAACTCTAAATATCTATCTTCTAAGAAAACAGTACCTTGTGATAGAAATTCATTATAAATATCAATTCTTTTTTCATCATAATTCTCTATTTTACGAGATTTTTTGATTAAATCCTCCATTAATGTACCTAATTCCTCTATATGATTGTCACTTTTATCATAAGCCTCTATATCTGGTTCAAGATTCAGATTCAATATAGAAGTCAGAAGTACATTTTTCTTCTCCAAAGTAGTACCACTCGTAGTTCTAACATCTTGCTCATCTACTTTAGGTGGAATATATGCATTGGCAGCCTTAGCATTCGTAGTCCAATACGTAACATAATCCATATCATCAAACTCTACATGAGATTGTGAACGTTGTTCCTTAGCATTTTCCATACTGACAATAATATCACTACGGAATGAAGCCTCAATATCATTATATTTAGGTAATTTAGAATCCATAAAAAACATAAGTTATTTAGTACCCTCTTACGTGGGGTTTTCGTAATATAATTATTTCATACTTTTAATATTATTTCAACATAAAACCAAAATCCCCATAAATGAGGAAATCGGCCTAACCAAGTTACCATGAAAATAACACCCCCATTATACCATTTTAAAAAATAAAATCAAATCGCAGAATATCTATTAAATCCACTATCAATAAATTTGGGTCTATATGTACTGTTTTTGTGAGAAACTGCTAAATATCTTAAACAGTCAGAAAAATCACTACTCCAGTCATGAAGAGGTTTATCCTTAAACACTTTCAACTTACTATTATATTCTGCATGATAATTCTCCAAAGCCTTAATAAGATCTTTAGTTTTATCCTTATCAAACCAAAATCTAGGAAACAATTTCCTAACTTGTTGTATTCCATGCTGTACTCCTAACTTTTCAACTATTTCAGTCCTATATCCTCCTTCCCTAAACTGCTCCTCAATAGTCTTATCACTTTCCATCTTACTAAAAGTAGCATCATGTGGCAGATATAATGTATTTATCCTATAACCCTTACCATCCAAAACCTTCAAATAATGAGAAACACCCTCCCCAGTATTACTATAAACATCTAATATCCTTATCTCATTCCCAACCTTTTGAGTAAATATCATAACCGTCGCATCACTTCTCCCCAGATCGAAATAAACATCCACCTTCAAATTAGGTTCATTAGGAACAGTACAAATCCTCCCAGCCTTTCTCGCCTCCTCTACAAAACTAGCATAATAAGACCCCAAAGCCCCCACACTAAATGAAACAAAATATTCCTGTTGAATCATCTCTTCTGTCATCCCCTCATTCCTCTCCTCCTCTATATCCTTCTTACTCAAAACACCAGTCTTATCAATAGTCAAAGCCTCTGTAAACCAACTATCATTATCCTTCGCCATCTCAAACAATTCCCACGCATGATTCTTACCATTAGGAGTAGTATTAAAACAAGCCCATCCACCATTTACTTTCAATATAGGCTTAATAACCTCCCATGCCATTGGATTCTGAAAAGCATACTCACTAAAAACACACCCAATCGGATTAGTTCCCCTAATACTATCAACATAATCCGTCCCCACCAACTGAATAATACTACCATTAGTCAACTCCAATTTCATCTCTGCATTATTCTTATTAAACAAAACCTCTTTCGGAACATAATCAATAAACCTCATCCCATCATTAGTAATACCATCCCAAATAATCTTCCTAGCTTGAGTTAAAGTAGGTAACATATAATAATAAATACCTTTCCTCTCAAAAGCCTTATAGATCATTAAATTCCATAAAGTAATATCCTTACCAGCCCTTCTATGCCATAAAGAGAAAGCTCTCAATCCACCATCTTGAATATGCCTCCACAAAGGTAGCTGATATTCTCTCAATTTCAATATAGGTAAGTTAACATCCATGAGTCAAATATATCATCTATTAAATAAAAAGTAAATTAATATTAAACTGAAATATGGGAAAAATAAATGGTGAGTACCTATGGGCGTGGGTCATTTTGGTTGCCCCTCACCCCCTCTTTGTCTGATGAGCTTATACCTATACAACTAAACTCTTCAATCTATAAGTCACATAACACATAACAAACTCATATAGAGCCTGTGACGGCGTGTTTAAAGTGGTTGTGGGGGGTAACATCCTATTTATCTTTTAGTCGCCTTATTCCATACCCTCTTATAGTATTTACCATATAGACTTGCAAAACATACCTCACAAAATCCATACTCTTCACCGTTCTCCCAATATGTTCTACATTCATTATTAGCTCCGCATTTATCACATTCTATTATATTATCATTGTAATCAAGGTTATATTCTGTTTTGTCGACAGTTTTGTCGACAGTTTTGTCGACACTTTCTTTTGGTTCTGATAAACGGTTAAACTGATCCTCTGATATAAAATATCCAATGATTTTTGCTTTGTCGACAACTTTTATGATGTCACAATCAATCAAGTCTTCTTTTTTAGAACGTGTAAAGTCTCTGTATTTGGCTTGTATCATGGCTTAAGGGTATTAAAATATTTTGTCGACAAAATTATCTATAATCTTATTAAATTTACCGTTATAGCTGATTGTCTATTATCTTTTTCGTAACGTCCTCCTAGTCTATTATATGTATCAATGGCTTTGTTCTTAGCGTTTAACTCGCTATTTTGCACAATTACTTTGCTCAATTCCAAGTCAATTTTGTTATCATTCATTACCTCTAAGCTCAATATATCCCTAATGTATAGTTGTATCTTTTCTTTTCTTAATTGTGTATGAGCAATAACCCCCGCAACATTTTCGCTATTAGCTTTATATGTATTCAATACGGCTTTTGTACCATTACCGCCATTCCTTATCCATTCCTTACAGAACTCCGCTTGCTTATTAGTTAGTACCTCATTATTACTATTCCTTATAGATAATGCATGATTTTGTTTTGGCATATAGCTATTATTAATAAATTGCATAAGTGAACCCCCGAAAACATCTTTTTAAATACTTTTTTTACAACTTAATTATAGCTTATACTTGCGGAAAACACAAGTATATTAATAGTTTTTTATAAAATACCCTTGACAAATACTGTACTTTGATATAGTATATAGACAACTTATAACTAATCACCTATAACATGAAATCAATTCAATTAAATAAAGACTACTTGATAGTCCTTGACTGGAAAAACCGGAGAAGTGGATTCAAACATGAAGCAACATTATTAAAAAATGGTTATGCAATGGAATTTGCAAAGGCTTTATATTGTAACAGAACGTGGGAATGTTTTGAATATCAATCAGTTATATTGTCACTAATTAATAATTCTGAAGTTTTAACCAAAAGAGAAAAGACTATTTATAACAAACGTTTCAAATTTAAGACTTCAAGCAAACCATCGTGGTGGTGGTATAGAGATATCACTTGATGAGTACGGTTATGCGGGAGAAAAGATGACTGCTTATCAAAATTACTTAGGTGGTGGAATGCTTGGCTCAATACAGAATGACTGTACTATTCAGAAATGGAATGAAGACAAGCAACTTGTATCTATTGCCAAAACATTAGCACAACATTTTCATAACATAACTAATCACGATGATGATGAGTGGGAGAATGCAACTTTTGAAGAGAACCAAAAAAGATCAGCAAGTGCATATTAAAATCTAGATAAGGGGATTAAATTATTAATCCTCTAAATGTATATTTTAATAACTAACTAATAATACAATGAAAACATCATTTCAAACAATAAACATGTTCCATACAACAACAAAGCAATCAACAATTAACATGTTCAAGAAATATTTTAATTGTCAATTTGATATTAATATATCTGATAATGAAATAACAGTAATTACAAGCGATTTACCATTAGGCTTTCAAATAGAATTTAAGAACAATCAAGAAAAAAAACAAATTTATTCATTCCTTATGTACTTGGCTTTAAGCTTTGATTTTAGCTATACATTAGAATTTTATGAGATGAAAGACTTGATATTTTAATAACTAACTAATAATAATATGGAAACATATACCTTAAACCAAATTACAAAAGCTATTAAGGATATCGACAATAGCATTGATAAAAATAAATTCTATAACGATATTCAACACTTTGAAAACTCTTTAAAGCTACCTAAAAGCTACCCAACAATTTCAATGAAGGAATTAAGCATTGAAAGGGAAAAATACGATTTTATGCTAACTAGAATATTGAATGCAAAATTTATTGTAATGCAAAAACAAATTGCAAAGCTTGAAGATGAACTTCTAAAAGCGGATTCAAAACTAAAACAAATTGCATATGACAGTAGAAAATTTTCAGACCTTGCAAATTATGACGATTATAAATAATAACTAATAACTAATATCATGACTAAAGACATATTAATAATGGAACTGGAAGATCTGGGATGTAATTACACAAAGATTATTTTCCATGCTAAAAGTCCATACCAAAAAAGACGATACAAAAAGGAGTTTATAGGGTGGGAGGCATGGCTCTATAATGGAAAAAGCAAGGTGGGAACACTTCTTAATGAAGAAATGTTTTACGATAAGGATTATTTAAAAGATTATATTTTAACATTTAATAACTAATACAACAATATTATGATAAAAAAATACGAATTTTTAAGTGAGATATATGAGGCTTACGAATATGAAATACAGCAATATACAGATAAACAATTGATTAAAGATAATGTTCAAGATAAAAAAGGAATATATTTAGATAATGATAAGGGAATATGTGATTATGAAGATGCACTTCAATATTATGGGTGGGATTGGGTACATAAACAAGTAAAAAATGGTAGGATCACAGAGATGAAAGACTTGATATTTTAATTACTAACTTAATATAATATGGAACTTGAACAAGAACAAGAACTAAAAACATTGGCTATAAACTTTGTAAAAGCTTTTAATGAGTTTGACCAATTTAATACAGTTATGAGTCCAGATAACAAAGAACCTTTATCAAACCAAACTAAAATGGAAATAGAACAACTTGTAAACTTTGTAAAACTTAATAACTAACTAATAATAATATGAAAACAAAACAACTTAACAAAAAACTAAAAGGCTACAGCGTTTATCTTGGAGAAGATAAAGAGGGCATTAAATACTATTTAGATAAACCTTCTTGGGAATGTGATTGGTATTGGGGGTTTGGATACATACAAGGCTATAATAAAAGAAGACATCAATCACACGAACACGCAGACAATTTTTTATCAGAATGGTTCACAAAGTGGAACGGCTCAGAACCTAGATTATTAAATAAAACTTTCAACGATAAAGAGGGTTGGGAAATAACAGAATTATTCCAACAGTTTTATCACCTTAAAGAACAGGCGGGGTTTTGGGGGCGTGGGAAAATGAATTGTGGTAATACCACTATTGAAAATTGGGAGAATAAAGAACTTGTGAATAAAATTAATAAAAAAATGTTACCCGTTATAATGAATAGAATAATGGAAATTTTAACACCTATAATAAATTAATATAATAACTAACTAATAATAATATGGAAACAAAACAACTTTACAATAGAGGGATTAATTGCTCTATACAATTATCTAGAGGAGTGGGAGGAGGATACCGGAGAAGAGTTAGATTTTGACATGGTAGCTTTATGTTGTGAGTATTCAGAATATATCAACATGGACGACTTCAATACTGATCATTATGGTCCAGAAACATCTAACTATAAAACCATTAATCAATTAAGAATGGAAACCTAAGTGATAGAAATTGAAGACAGCAATAAGATTTTAGTAAGAAACTTTTAATATGCCTTATAAATTTGAATACACCCATTTAAAACTACCTAAAAACCTAGATAGGAGGGTAAAATATACAGAAAAGGATAAACAGGAGGTAAAAGATCTGTTTAAGGGTGGAATGAGTCAAAGGGGTATAGCTAGAACCACTGGAATGAGTAGAAGATATGTTAGTTTTATCTTATTTCCGGATAGACTTAAAAAAGCAAAGGAACAATTCAAGGAACGTAGAAAAGACGGTAGATATTATGATAAAGATAAACAAACAAAGGCAATAAAATCAAACAGACAACACAAACAAAAAAACTTTACTTACTTAATAAAATAATATGTTATATTTCATCTGTTGGACAATATTGGCAATGTATTATTTATATAATAAATAATTATGATTAATTTAAAAGAAACTTTAGCAAATACAGATCTTACAGCTTATAGATTAAGCAAAGAGCTTGATATTTCAGAAACTCAAATCTGGACATGGACTTCCGGCTTAAAAAAGCCTAGAAAATTAAGTGAAAGGATTTTAGTTGAATACTTTAATAAAAAGAAGATAAAAGTATATTATGTAGAACCACAAGAGGAAAAGGAGGATGAACGTTTTCAGTGCTAATTTACAGTATATATGGTGGATAGCATTGCGTGATCCCACTGTTCTATTTCCTTTTATTATGGGATAAAAGGTATTCTGCGGTCTTAGTAAGTGATTTTATTGTCTTTTCGCATTCATTTAGTTGTGTGTGGTACTGTTTTATGGCTTTGTAAAATAATAGGCTTATAAACCAACCCAATAATCCAAATATTGATAGAATTGTTAATATAAATACATTCATAGTTATTTTTAGTTATAATATTCAGCAGGGTCAAACCCACAAAAGTTAGTTATTAATTTTCTAATATCTTTTCCAAATTGTTCTGCTCTTGCTAATTCATCTACATTATTACCGTTTTTATAGAATGCTATATTATGAGTTACCTCTTGAAACAATAATAAGATATTCATAACATCTTCATTTGTGTATCTGAATTGTGAGTTTAATCCTTTAACTTGTAAATCTAGCATTATTTCAGCCCAATCATCAAGAGAGGACTGGAAGTTTTCTTGTATTTCTTTTTTCATAGGTTATTTGCTATTATTCAATAAATTATAATTATTTAATTTAAATTGTTTTAAACACTTTTTACACGAAAATATTGTAAAAGTTTTTCCATCAAAACCACCACCAGATATTACAATC